AAAGAAGAAAAGCCGGATAACACCGAGGAAGAAGTTTCAAATTATGAGGATGAAAAAAACACTGTTGAAGTAGATACTTCTGAATCTGTAAAAACCGTTACAGATGCGAGTACCAAATCGACAGATAACAGTGTCTTAGCAAAGGCTCCGGAAAAACCTAAGATTGTAAGTGAATCGTTAAAGCCTGTGCGATATTATACCGGGGATTCTGTGATTACCGTTACGGAGTTTGTTGATACAAGGTCAAAGGCTGAAACGAGGGGTGTGACGAGTTCTTCTGATGATAAGGCAAGACAGGTGTATGTATCGGGACAGCTTCTTGATGAAATTTGTGATTTTTTGAAATGTGGTGATATATCGGCGAGTCTTTTGGTGAACGCGATTCTTCATTATTTTATCAAATCGAAGCTTCCCATCAATGAGTCTTGTCACGATATTTTAAAGACTGTATTCAATAGCAAAGATGACGATATGCTTAGAAAGGTATCGGAATCTATGGATAAGGTGCAAAAGACGGTAACGACTATGCGTAGCGAATCCGAGGATTTGATTTACGGTGTTTTACAGGCTGTAGTGCTTATGTATCTTACATACATGGGTAGAGAAAAAGAGGATAATACGGATGTTCGTAAGTTTATATCTATGGCTGTTGATATGAGTACATCCGGGCAGTTTAGACACATGGTAGAGCAGTTATCACTTTCCGGTTTAGGATACGGCCAGATGGCAAGAAGTCGTAAATATAGTAATAAGACCATAGCAAAGGGGGAATGATATGGAGTTAAAGCTTGGTTCTAAGACATTTAATGTTACAAATAGGGATTTGATACTTGATAATGGTAAGATTTATATTCTACATACACAGTGGTATCTAAGAGACTGGTCAAGAGTATTCCCCAAGATTTCAAAGACTTTGTTTAAGTCTTTACTATCGGAAGGGAAGATTAAGCTTTCGGAGAAGAAGTACATAAGTACTTTTACCGGTGAGACTTATGATTTGTATGAATTTGTAGAGGATGAATAGGTAAAGTAAGTATGACAAATGATTTTATATTAGAAGACAGGTTTCAAAAGATACGACAGATTATAGGTGAGTACGGTGAAGATAATTTTGCGATTAGTTTTTCCGGCGGGAAGGACAGCACTGTTTTATCGGCTTTAGTTGATATGGCGATTCCGGGAAATGTAATTCCTAGAGTTTTTGCTGACACAGGGATAGAACTTAAGATGATTAAGGATTTTGTACTTGATATGCAGAAGACTGATGATAGGATTGTGGTAATCGAGCCGTCTGTTCCAATAAGAAAAAGCTTAGAAAGGGACGGGTATCCTTTTAAGTCGAAGCATCATGCCTATTATTTAGAGCGGTTTAACAGGATTGGAATGTGTGATAGTATTAAACATTACCTTGGTGAAAATGTAAAAGGTACGACATGGGGTAAACGGGCATCTTGTTTGTCATTTAGGGGTGGAAAGCTAAAAGCTTTTCAACCTATGGCACCTTTAACTGAAGCGTGGGAAGAATGGTTTATAAAGGAATTTAATATTAAAATTTGTGATATTTATAAACCACCTTATAATTTTAAAAGGACAGGGTGTAAGGGTTGTCCTTTTGCTCTAAAGTTACAAAATGAATTAGATACACTTGAAAAATTCTTTCCTGCGGAGCGGAAACAATGCGAGGCAATATGGAAACCTGTGTATGACGAGTATAGACGGCTTAGGTATAGATTAAAGGATGATTAAGATGGATGAAAGATTACAAAATCGTATAAAGAAGCTGCAAGCTTTGGCAGAACGGGGTATTGGCGGTGAAAAAATCGGTGCGAAAGCGAAGCTTGAAGAACTTATGAAAAAATATGATATATCTTTGGCCGATGTAGAGGAAGACAAGGTTGATTATTATGTGTTTTCTTGTTCGAAAAAGTATCTTAAACGATTATTGCGACAGTGCATATTAAGGGTATTGGATGACGTTGATACGCCATTATACAAACCATACCGCACACGAAATGCGATCGGCGTTTATTGTACGTCGGCACAAAGATTGGAGATTCTTTTGGATTTTGAATTTTATACAAATCTTTTTGAATCGGAATTAGATTTATTCATGGCCGCCTTTATTCGAAAGCAAGATATATATCCAAGTAATGTAAAACGCGTGACAGTTTCTGAATATGATATTTCTGCTGAAGAATATAAGCATTTGTTGAAATTAGAAGCCTATATGTCTAATATTTCTAAGAGAAGTCGAGCACTAGGGATTGAAAGAAAAACAAATTAAAATCTACATATTGAAAAACGCTCAAAAATGTGCTATAATTTGTAGGTAACATAAAAATGAAGGAGATAATATGGTCGGAATTTTATGTGAGAAGCCTAGCGCTGCTAGGAATTTTGCTAAGGCTCTTGGTGGGAAAGAAACCGCATCGAAGAGCGGTGTAAAAAATTATGTAGGCAGTTTCAATGGTGAGGATTTCGTCATTGTTCATGCTAGAGGGCACTTGTACGGTTTACCGAAAGATCCTAAGTTTGCAGTTAAAGAAGATAAGGCGTCACGATACGCGTATTGGGATTTACAGTATTTACCTTGGGATATTGCGGATTTTACATGGCCGTATTTTGAAAATCCCGATGTAAAACCTTTGCCAATGAATATCAAAACGACTTTATCAAAATGCGATGAAATTGTGATTGCGACAGATAATGATCCTACGGGAGAGGGTGATTTACTTGCCGGGGAGATTCTTATATGTTTGGGACTTGTGAAGCAACGTTTAAGTCGAATGTATTTTACTGATGAAGCTGTACCGTCTTTACAAAAAGGCTTTAAAGCTCGAAAGGCCGTTCTGAATCTTTATACTCTTCCGGAGTTTAAGAAAGGTCTTTTTAGACAGCGATTTGACTTTCTGACAATGCAGATTAGTCGAATTGCAAAGATTCTTGGGGACGGTGAGACAATCACTCGGCAGGGTCGGCTTAAGTCCGTTATGGTAGAAGCCATTGGAAAGCAAATTGAGGCTTACAATTCTTATAAAAAGATTCCGTTTTATGAGAATTGCTTTAGGGATGAAAATGGAGTTTTGTACAGCAGGCAAGGTGATAAGAAGGAACTCTTTGCTAAAGAAACGGATGTTCCGGAATATGGCAAGCTTTTGAAAAGCCCCGTTGTAAAAGACAGTGCGACGATGAAGAGACAGGCACCGCCAAAGCTTTACGATATGTCTGCACTTGCTGGTGTGCTGGCCCCGGAAGGGTATAGTGCGGAAATGGTGCAGTCAGTATATCAGAAGATGTATGACGCACAGATTGTGTCTTATCCTAGAACGGAAGATAAGGAGATTACACCGGAGCAATTTACAGAAATGCTCGGTATCGCCGACAGGATTGCCGATGCGGTACATGTTGATAAGTCACTTCTCACCCACAGGATGCCAAGACCGACGCATGTAAAGAATGGCGGTAGTCACGGTGCGAATAGGCCTGGTTCTAATGTGCCGAGGGATGTTGAGGACTTAGTCGGAGTTTATGGTACATTAGGGGTTCGGATTTATGATTTACTTGCTCACAGTTTCTTAGCAATGCTCTGTGAAGATTATGAGTATGAATCACAGGTTGGGCATGTTAAGGATTATCCGGATTATATCGGCTCTACCACGGTTCCAAAGAAGCTTGGGTACAGAGCGATATTCACTGATGATGATGTGTTAATGGATGATTCTAAGGGATTAGGCACAAATGCCGAATCTTTTATCAAAGAGAATTTTCCACCAAGACCTGCATACCCCACGGTTCGATGGCTTATGAGTTATTTAGAGAAAAACGGTGTGGGAACCGGTGCGACGAGAGTATCTACTTATGCGATGGTTTGTTTAAAGCCTAAAGATTCTAAGTCGAAGTCGCAACCGATGTTAAAGGAAGCAAAGGGTAAGATTTATCTTACTGCCGAAGGCGAATTAAGTTATGCATTACTGATTGGAACTAAAATTGGTGATGTTGTGACGACGAAGGAGTTACAGGATGATATGAATGCTGTAGCGAATGGTACGCTGGACTTTAATACGGGTCTTTTGCGTGTTGCTGAGATTGTTAAATTCGATATGGAAGTCATGCGAAAAAATGGTGAAGCGTATCGAAATAAACATAATATTATATTAAAGAAAGGAAATAC